GAGGCCCGTCTGATGGCCTACGAGGAGGCTATTGCCAAGGATCCTGAATGGATCAACAAGTCCACTGGTGTCGGTAAGAAAGCCAGCAAGAACAGCACCAAGGTTCGTATGGCTGCTCAAGCTGCTGAGCGTCTTGATCGCCTTCGGATTCTTGAAACTCAACTGCAAGAGTTTGACAACCTTGACCTTGAGCGGACTGCAAAGATTGCTCAGCTAGAACAAAAGGTTGTTGAGGGTCAAACCTCTTCTATTGCTTTTACCAACTCCCTTAACGACGCTCGGATCCTTGTTGATACGCTCGACAAGCTGAACGATGAGCGTATTGGTTATTTGGAGAGCTATAACGCTCTGTTGTTCCGTGAAAACCGCCTTGATGAGATTGATACTGACTACACCCTGAAAGATGCTTTTGGTCAGGCTTACGGGGAACTCAAGGACCTCCTGAACGCTGGTGAGGCTGCTGTTGCTAGCGGTAACCTCAACCCTGAGTTCATCAACACCTTTATTACTCGTGTTGATGAAATCCATAACAAAGTTATTGACAATGGCGGTCTGGCTCCTGTTGTACCTCAGATTCCTGAGGACATTGCTCAAATGATTGACGAGGAGGTTCCTCTTGATGTTGAGCAAGCTCTGACCCCTCAAAGCACCCTTACGCCTCCTCGTGCTCCTTCTCCTGTCGTCAATCAGGTTCCTGTAACCAAAACTGATGAAGGTGAGATTGTTGTTGATACTGACACCATTGGAGCTAACCGTGCTCTGAGTGAAAGCGTCCCTGGTGATGACATTGCTGTTAACCCTCGTGAAGTGATTCGTGAAGTTAACAGGGACCTTGAAATTAACCAGGATCCTAGTGAGACCTTTGAGAGCCTCAAAGATTTTACCAAGGGCTATGAAGATGCTCTCAAGGAACAGAAGCGTCTAATCGACAAGACTGGTGACGAGGACATTGCTGATAAAGCGTTCCAGATCTACAACACCAGCGCTACTAAATACACCGGTAGTTTTGACAACGCTGCTGCTGTTAAAGCGCTGTTTGAAACCTTTGATCGTGATGCAATTCTCCCTCAACAATACGCTTTAAGTTTGCGTAAACTTGCTGAATTTATGGGCGGTGATTCCAGACTTAATCAAATGTCTGAATTTATTGCTGCTGAACAATTTGGTAAAGACATTCAAAAGAACCTAAACAAAATTATGGTTCCTGTGGCAGCACTTGATTCCAATGCTGCTTCTGCCCTAGCTGCTGCCCGTAATCTTCGTAAAATTTTGAACGATGAAGATGTTCCTGGTCTTGATCGTGTTACTGCGCTAGATAATTTCAAAGCAAATTTTGAAACTTTTGTAGCTAACGCCAAAGCTCTTAACGAGATGATGTATGGCGTTGGTAATGCTCTTCGGTTGTTTGACCGTCGTAACCGTCTTCAGTTTGCTGCTGGAGACCCCAAGGTACTTTTCAGCCGCTTTAACCAAGAACTAGCCACTTTTGGTGACAACCAAAACTTTGCTGATGTTCTTGCTGACAAAACCAAAGCAGCTAAAGCAGAACTTGAAGAGCATTACGGTGATCTGTTTAAAAAGATCAGCAACGACGAAGATCTGACTGATGACGACCTTGCTGGTCTTGAAAGTCTTGTTGAAAAGATCTATGAGTCTCAAGGTGACATCAGCAAACTAAAAGATCTTGAAGTCACTGCTGATGCAGTTTTGGCTCGTTTGCAGATTGGTTCTCCGCTGTCTAACCCTGCAACTGTTTTCTCGATTCCTATTCAAGGTATTCCTGAAACGTACCTGGAACTTACTGGTCAAGCTGTCAGCAACACGATTACTGGCACGATGGCTAAGTGGCTTGGTAAGACTGAATTTGCCAAGGAATCGCTTGATGAAGCTCGTGTTGCTGCTGACACGATCCTTCAAACCCGATTTGTGCTTGGAGAGGCTCTGGAGGCCACCTACAACCGCTTTGTGTATGGCAAGGCCATCTCAGACCCTGCACAGGCTGCTGACAGCGCTTACGAGATTCAAAGGGCTGGTGGTCTGCGTCGTGAAGAAGCCATCGCTCAAGACCTTGCCCAGAAGCAAGTAAGGATTCCTTTCGTCAACTACGTTATGGAGCGTGGGGAAAACGACGACAAGCTGTTTGATACCGTCAACGGCAGCCGAGTATTTCTTAAAGCATTCCACGATTACTTCATGCCTGCTGAGGCCTGGGAAAAGCGCAGTTGGTTTGGTAAGTACGTCATGGGTGGTACGACCACTGCCCTTCGCGGTATGGGTCTTGGTAAGAAAAGTTATTACCCAGGTGGTGAGAACGTAAACCTCAGTCTTCCCATGCAGCTTTCTGCGGCTGCTGATGAATTGACTACGGCTCTCTTTGCCAACGCTCACGTTAGGGCTGTTGTAAACAAAGAGGTTGATGAGCAGATTGCTGCTGGTGTTGTTGCTAGTGCAGACCGAGCTGAGGAGATTGCAAGACGTTTAAACAAAGAAATGTCTGATGTGTACAAGCCAGTCAAGGTTGGCTTTGATCAACAGACAATTGGTTACTCAGTTCTTGATAACCAAATTCTTCAAATGACTCGTGCCATCAACCTTACTGAAGAGTTGACTGGTCCTCTTGCTAACACTGCTGATGCTGTAAACGCCTTGCGTAACAGTAAACATCCTGCTCTTGCTGCTTTTGGACGTGACATTTTCCCGTTTCTTACCTCTCCTCTAAACGGCATCAAGCGTGCTGCGATGATCGCTTATGGCGGTGAAGTAGTACAAGCTGGTGTAGATGCATTTAGAGCTGGTCTTTCTACCGGCATGAAAGCGTTGCCTGAAAGCATTGCAGATCGTCTTCCTGCTAAAACCCGTCAAGACATCATTGACTTTGAAAGCAAGTATGTAAGCTCTGATCCTCAAGTCCGTAGCCGTGCTCAAGGGGCTTTGGCTCTGTCTCTTGGTATTAACGCTCTTGCTTTCTTCTTGCTGCGAGATGGTAACCAAGACCTAACTGGTGGTCTTGAGAACACCTACCGAGAAACAGAGGGTGTTCGTGATCCTTATACCTGGAAGGTTGGTGGAATGATGATTCCTTACCGTTATCTTCCTGTTATTGGAAACACCCTTGCTTTCCACGCCACAATCCGAGATCTCCAAGAGTTCTCTCCTGGTCGTGAAACTTCTGGTGCTTTTGCTCTTGCTATTGCTTCTCTTGCAAACACCATTCTGGAAACCCCTGCCATTGCTGGTTTTGATCGAGTAATCAAAGCTCTCACCGCTGCAGGTACTGGTGACGTATCTCGGATGCAAAAGCTGATTGCAGACTCTGTGGCTAAGGTCAGTGATCCTTACCTCAACCTCAGAAAGGTTGTTATTCAAGGTTTTGATCCTCGTAAACCTGCAAGTCCTGTTACTCGTTTTGCTGGTAAAGGTTTCTACTCAACTGGAAAGCTTGGTGAGAAAGGAATCACGATGTCTGACATTGGTAACAGCATCTTGGATTCCTCATTTGGAAGCTTTGGTATTGCCTCTGAATACAGCCCTGTAGGCGTCATTGCTGATGCTCTGGTGTCTGTTGTCCGCAACGAGCCTGAGTTCCGCACAGCGTCTCGTAAGGCCCTCTGGTATGGCAAGCCAGGAACCACCATCAACGCCAACCACGCTGGCAAGTGGTATCCCGTTCAAGCTGTCCTTGGACGCTATTGGCTGTTCCCTGACAAGCTTGGGGAAGATCCTGTGGCTAACGAGATGGTGGTAAACCTGATCCCGCCTCCTCGTAAAACTCTGTTTAGTGCTGATGGGGTTGGCATCAATGAAGCTGTTCTTAACGACTTCAACCACTTCTTGAACTCTGAGTTTGAGTACTACGACCCTGTATTTAACAAACAGTACAAAGGTGTTCACGCTTATCTCAAAGATCTCGTAAATAGCAAGCAGTACAAACAGTATCCTTCTGTTGACTCTCCGTTCCGTATGGGTTCTATGGGCCTTGTTCAGGATCCTAATTGGGGTCGTGAAGACAATATGCGGCGAGTAATTCTTAAGAATGAGGTTGATAAACTAATTAGTATTGCTAAGGAGCAGTTCTTAATGGGTGATCTTCCCGGTCAACGCTACAAAGCTCCTGCAGAAATGAAACAGCTTGTTCTTCAAAATCGTCTGACCGGAGGTGCTCAGTAATGGCTTACGCATCAATTACTTACACCAGTGCTTCTGGTACAACGTTTGCCCTGACCAACAGTAACGGAGATCCTATTCCGTATATCAGGCAAGCTGACATTAAAGTTTATGTAAATACTGTTTTACAAACTCTTACAACTGATTACACCTTTAACAGTGCTGGCACTGCAATTGTTTTAAACAGTGCTGTAAGTGGAGCCACTGTACTCATTCAACGAATTACAGACATTACAGATCCAACGGTTGTTTATACAGCAGGATCTACTCTTACAGCTCAGGACCTTAATAACGCTGATAACCAAATTAGATATGGTCTTCAAGAGTTTCAAGATTCTGTAAATTCTGGTGCTGGTGTTCCCGATGGAGATAAAGGAGACATTGTTGTTGCAGGCACAGGCACCATCTGGTCTATTGATGCAAACGCAGTTGTTGCTGGAAAAATTGCTAGTGGTGCTGTAACAGAAGCCAAAATTGGTACTGGTGCCGTTACAGAAGCCAAGATTGGGTCAGGAGCTGTTACAGAAGCAAAGATTGGTTCTGGTGCTGTTACTAGTACCAAAATTGCTGATGACACAATTGTTAACGCTGATATCAATTCAGCAGCAGCAATTGCTGGTACAAAGATAAGTCCTGATTTTGGTAGTCAAAACATTACGACTACTGGAAACGTCACCATTAACGGTCAAGGTGACCTTCGCTTTGGTGATTCTGACTCTAGTAACTGGGTTGCGTTTCAAGCTCCGTCAACAATTTCTAGTAACGTAACTTGGACTCTTCCAAACGCTGACGGAACTGCAAACCAAACTTTTACTACAAATGGTTCTGGAGTTTTAAGCTGGGCAACTGTTGAAACTATTCCTTCTGGTTCTGTTTTGTGGTTTGCTGCTTCTTCTGCTCCTACTGGGTATTTAAAGGCAAATGGTGCAGCAGTTAGTCGTTCTACTTACGCAGCTTTGTTCAGTGCTGTAGGTACAACGTTTGGTTCTGGTGACGGCTCAACAACTTTTAACGTCCCTGATCTGCGTGGTGAGTTCCTTCGTGGCTGGGATGACAGCCGTGGCATTGATACCAGCCGCAGCTTTGGTTCTGCTCAAACTGATGAACTGAAGAGCCACCTTCACGCCATTTCGTCGGGTGCCATCTTGAATGGGTATGACTTGGGGGCGTCTGGAGCATTGCGAAGTGGTTCTGGTGGCTCTGGTAGCAACCCAGGCTTTTATGACACCGCCTCAACAGGCGGCACTGAAACCCGTCCTCGTAACATTGCTCTGTTGGCCTGCATTAAGTACTAAGCCATGAACATTTATCACTACCACCCAACGACTGGTATTTTCTGCGGACAAAGCGTTGCAGATGAATCACCGCTAGAGCCTGGTGTTTTTCTAATCCCAGCTTTTGCTACAACTCTTGAGCCACCTCAATGCCCTTCTGGGCACTATGTAGTTTTTAAAAACTCTCAATGGGTTCTTGAGGTTATTCCAGAACCTGAGCCTGAACCTGATCCTCAACCAGCTCCTCCTCCGCCGACTCAAGAACAATTGAGAAAAATTGCTTATTTTGAAGAAGCAGATCCTTTGTTCTTTAAAGCTCAAAGAGGTGAAATTACTATTGATGTTTGGCATCAAAAAGTTGATGAAATCAGAGCTCGGTATCCTTATGAGGTTAGTGAGCTGTGAAACCTAAGAAAACTTTGAGCGGTAAACCTGTTCGACTTCCGCCTAAGCCTAAACAAACAACTCAAGGTCAATCCAAAAACAGCAAACCAAAGGGTTCCCGTAAACTTAAAAGAGGTCAAGGTTAGTTATGAAACGTCTTCTTGTAAAAGCGACAGGTGGTGGCGGTGGTGTCACCGATGGCGACAAGGGTGACATCACGGTGTCTGGGTCCGGGGCAACTTGGACGATTGATTCAGGTGTGGTTGGGACATCCAAACTTGGTGGCGACATCACAACTGCTGGTAAGGCACTGCTGGATGACGCGGATGCCTCTGCTCAACGGACCACGTTGGGTCTTGGCACGATTGCCACATTGGCTGCCCCTAGCGGCACCGTCGTTGGCACCAGCGACACCCAAACGCTGACCAACAAAACGCTGACAGATCCAGCCATCATCGGCACGATCCTTGAGGACGTTTTCACCATCACTGACGGTGCAGCGTTTGAGGTGGACCCTGGCAACGGTTCTGTTCAGCTGGTGACGCTGGGTGCCAGTCGTACTCCGAAGGCCACCAACTTTGCTGCTGGTGAGTCGGTGACGTTGATGGTGGATGACGGCACGGCCTACACGATCACTTGGACCGATAGCACCTGGGGCACTGGTGGTGTGACGTGGGTTGGTGGTTCTGCCCCGACGCTTGCGACCAGTGGCTACAGCGTGATCCAGCTGTGGAAGGTTGGCACCAAGGTTTATGGAGCCAGCGTGGGGAGTGTGGCATGAGGATTCCTCACGGCCTGCGGGCAGCTTTGGCTGGTCAGGGAAGCACTCCTGCACCTAGCACTGATGCCAACTTTGAGAACACGGTGCTGTTGCTTCATGGTGACGGCACCAACGGCGCTCAGAACAACACGTTCACGGACGGCAGCACCAACAACTTCACCATTACCAGAAGCGGTAACGCGACGCAGGGTACGTTCAGTCCGTATGGCGATAACTGGTCGAATTACTTTGATGGGACTGGGGATTATTTAAGAGTTACAAACGGCAGTTTTCTTACATTTACAGGCGACTTTACAGTTGAAGGGTGGATATATAGCTCATTCAGCGGCGGAACTGGTATTCAAGGGTTTATGCTGATTGACACGCGAAGTGCATACACCGTTTCAAATTGGGCGTTTGGTGTATTTAGTTCCACTGGAACCGTACAATTCTTTTATAGCGGTGGCGGTTTATCCTCCTCAGTTAGTTGCGTCCCAAATGCTTGGAATCATATTGCACTGACTCGCAGTGGAACAACGCTTAAAATGTTTGTCAACGGTGTAGAAGGATATAGCGGCACAGTTTCCGGCACTATTGCAACTGGCTCAAATGCCAACGCAACAATCGGCGCAGGTTTTGACGGTGCAAATTATATGTCCACTGGATACTGTGCTGGACTTAGAGTTGTTAACGGCACCGCCGTCTACACCAGCAACTTCACCCCCAGCACCACACCGCTCGCAGCAATCACCAACACCTCGCTGCTGACCTGCCAAAGCAACAGGTTCCGTGATGCCAGCACCAATAACTTTACGATCACCCGCAACGGTGATGTCAGTGTTCAACGGTTTAGCCCGTTCTCCCCAGCTGCTGCGTACTCCTCGTCAACGATTGGTGGTAGTGGGTACTTTGATGGGACTGGAGATAATGTTTATTGCACACCTTCTAACCTAACTGGTCAATATACGATTGAAGGCTGGTTTTATCAGACAGATAATGCAGGTACAAAAGCGTTTTTTGGTAACTGGAGCACTGGCTGTCTGTTGCGTGTTCAATCAGGAATAAGTTTTGAGTGGTACATGCCCGGGAGTAGCTTAACCGCAATAATAGTTTCACAAAAAAATCAGTGGTTCCACGCTGCAATAACCAGAGATTCAGGCAATACTGTCCGTTTGTTTTTAAATGGGACACAAGTTGCTTCTGGTACTAGCAGTAGTACCATTACCATGACCAACTTTACGGTCGGGTCCGAAAGAAGCGTAGGTGGAGATCCATACGCTGGTTACATCAGCGGATTCCGAATCCTTAATGGAACTGCTCTTTACACATCAGCCTTCACTCCACCCACGACGCCCCCCACTGCGATTGCCAACACTAATCTTCTGCTGAACTTCACCAACGGCGGCATCATTGATAACACGATGATGAATGATCTGGAGACTGTTGGTAACGCTCAGATCAGCACCACGCAGAAGAAGTTCGGCACGGGCAGCTTGTACTTTGATGGGACGGGGGATTGGTTACTTCTTCCTCACACAACAGATCATTTGATTGGAACTGGCAAATTTACGATTGAGTTCTGGCTTTACTTAAGTGCTACAGGTGCTGCGCGTGGTTTAGTTGGAAAAGGCACCAGCACTACGGGATGGCTTGTTTCCATTGATAGCAGCAATAAAGTTGTTTTCACGTATGGTTCAAGCACAATTACCTCCAGTGGCGCATTAAGTGGCAGTACTTGGTATTACGTCACAGTTGTGCGTGAAGGAACCAGCACCAATCAAACCAAAATTTACATTGATGGCACCAATGACGGCACTGGAACAGTAAGCACAGATTTCACTCAAACCAATGCAATGTACGTTGGAGCCAACAGAACAGCAGGTGACGCCCTTAACGGCTACATCGACGATCTCCGCATCACCAAAGGCGTTGCTCGCTACACGGCGAACTTCACGCCGCCAACAGCAGCTTTACCTGACCTATGAACATCGCACTGATTGACGGCACTTCCGTCACCAAGGTGGGCGATTACCGCTCCATCTTCCCTCAAACATCCTTTGGTCCCAACGGTCCATCTGATGAGTTCCTAGCCGAGAACAACGCCAAGCGTGTCAATGTCTTTCTGCCCTATGACGCCAGCGCTCAAAAGCTGGTGGCCTGCGATCCGTACATTGACGGTGAATGGGTCTACACCGTAGAGGTCGAACCACTGACTCCTGAGGACCAGCAAGCTCGTCTCGACAGCCAATGGGCAAACGTTCGCGCTGATCGCAACAGCCGTCTTGCTGCCTGCGATTGGACGCAACTGCCTGATGCACCTGGCGACAAGGCGGCTTGGGCGACCTACCGGCAGGAACTGCGTGATGTGACCAGCCAAGCGGATCCGTTTGCGATTGTTTGGCCGGTGGCTCCTGATGCTGCTCCTGTTTCTGCTGATCCTGCAAACTAAATTAGTATTAAACCAACACGAGCATTTAACCAATGGTTCCCACTATTACTACTGCAACAGCTTTGACTTCAGCTGGAGTTACTAGCAATGTTCCTACTGTTGGTGCTGAAGATTTTGTTATCCAAGTTCTTGTTGCAAACATTGGCACAAACGTTGTAATTCGCATTGAAGCCACATTGGATGAAACCAATTGGTTTAATTGTGATTACGACGGGGATACAACTATTACGGCAAACGGTACGACAGCTTTTAATATCCCCAACGCTCCGCTGAGTGCCATTCGTGGTCGTCTTGTCAGTATTTCTGGCGGTACTCCTAGTGTGACTTTTTCGTTCTCTCGTCTTGGGGCTGGGAGTTAGTAAAAGCTGGGTGAGACATTTCGATGTACCATCCAGGTTCACCAAAAACGCCATTTTCCTTAAATTCTACTTGCGGCTGGGGGTCTAACTTTTCAGCCGCTTTGTGGTATTTAGATATTTCACTATTTAAATTTGCTTCTGTTTTAGCTTCTTGCCAAAGCTGTAGGAGCAAATCTAAAAAGTGTTTAATAAGCTGGTTAAAGAACTCTTTTAATCCCATGCCGTTCAGCTCCGAAAAGCAAATGCGTTATATGTACGCTAAGCATCCTGAGATCGCTAAGCGGTGGTCTAAGGAAGCCAAAGCGGCC